TCATGTTGTGGTCGGTGGGAATTCCCTCTTCACAAACCCATCTTTCTCCACAACCAGTATCCCATGTATCAGAATTTATCCAGTCGTCTTCTTGAGTCCAGGTGCAAGTTCTATCCGAATATAGTTCCTTCTCCAGTTCCGTAACCTCAAGCCGGAGGGCAGAAATCAGTACCTTTGCCGCTTGTAGAGTCTCTATCTCGTCTGCGACAATGGTTAAATCTGCATGTTTCCCATAAACTGCATTAAAAAACCATTCTACGGCTCTTATTCGATCGTTGCCTGTCATCACGCGGTATCCCTCTTTTCCGTCAGTTGGTTTATAGCCAACAAAACTTCATCGGCGTCTTTTTTCATTTGTATTGCGACTTCTCTGTTGCGTTTCGCCTTTTTGTTTCCTTGACAATATTCTTCTCTGTGATTTCGCTCGTTTTCCCAAAGCAATGCGCCAAAAACATTTTACTCATCATGCGGCCTCCCTCTTATCTATTGATATAATTTTTATTCCCATCTTCTCAGCAACCTTGCTACAATTTCTGCAAGGTTTTATAGGGCAGAAGTTTCCAGTTTTATTAGTTCTACATATTATAATGGTTTTAACCAACGTCTTGTATCTTCGTATCAATACCATTTCCGCATGAATACTGCCTCCTATTTTTGACAAAAACTGTTTGTTACAAGAAGAACCAAGAATATCACCCTTCTCATCAAAGGCTATGGCACCTACTTTGTACCTGCACTTTGACTGCTTGGCTTTTGCTACTATGTTCTTGGTTATAGTATTCATTGTTTACCTAGTGCAATCTTTCTTTCCCTTCACCAGGAATAGGTTCCAGCTCTGATTCCAGGAACCACACTTTACCCTTAGCAAGCAAAACCTCATATATTGGTTGGGTTTTATAACTTTTAATGAGGTTTCGGTATTGTTCAAATGCCCCTCTTGACATTTTTATAAAATTATCTTCTTGTTTCTGAGTAGTAGAAAGGGGTACAAATGGTAATAAGTCTGCCTTTAACCTGACAATCTCTAACCTGAGATCAAAAATTAACTTCGTTGTAGCCTCCAGGACTTCAGTTTCACTCTTTGTAAAAACTGCCAAGCCATCATTCTCACCATAAAGTATACGAAATAATTCCTGCTTGGCCTTTATTTTCCTGGTTATTCTCTCATTGTTAGACATAAGTACAATACCTCCTTAAAAAGTAGACATTCCATACAAAGCTATCAGTATTGCTTCGGCCTTTCCGTCCTTCTTCCCACCTCTGGAACCATGCAAAATTTTACTCAGGAAAGGGTATTTCTGCTGAACCATAGTTACAGACTCGTCTTTGTTTTTGCCAAGTCCCAGAGCCCTCTTCCAAGTAGAGGCGGGGATCTCTTTGTAGGGAATTTCTCGTGATTTCAGCATACCAATAATTTCACCATATCCCTGCATGTAGTGACTGACACTTACAACACCCTGGCGTGGCATACATTGAGCCTTCTCAATAAAAACCATACCAGGATTCATACCCGATGGTAGACAAAGAAACTGAACTATCCTAGGTATGTCCATCATTTTGAACTTGGCATCAAGAACAGGCATATCAATTACAGATAAAAAGGCCATTGGGTTCATGGTGAATACTGCTATGCCGCCATCCTGACCTGGATCAATACCTATAACTTTCACTTGCCACCCCCTATTTGTTCTTTGAACTTTATCAGGAGTTCAGGATTTTCAAGGAGTATTTTTTTAAGTTCGTGGTGGCGGTACTTGGTACCCTCAAACTCGTACCACCCCATAGCCGCTGCTCCACCCAGTTTACCCAGTACCCCCATAGCGTCAACCACGGCCCCTACATCGTCAATTCCCCCATTGAAATAGAGGTCGAAGTCAGCTTCTTTGAAGGGTACTGCTATCTTGTTCTTGACGACCTTGACGTGACAAGTAATTCCGACGGGTCGTTTTTCCAAATCTCTTATTACGTTCTTAGCCTGAATCTGCAACCTTATAGAAGCCTGGAACCTTGTAGCCTTTCCACCTATACAGGAGTGCCGGGCACCGAAGGCCGACATGGTATCCTTAAGCTGGCTTATGAAGATGATGAAAATGTTGGAACCCCCCAGGTTTCTGATGAGCCCCTGGCGAAAGTAGAGACTCATTTTCCTCGCCATCAAACCCATCGGTATGGTGTCCTTCTGAATATCCATTTTGAGTTCATCCCTCATAGGTATGTTGGACACACTGTCTATCACCATAACCATAGGTTTATCCTGGGAGTTCTTGAGAAAGTTGGTTGTAACTTTGAACATAAAGTCGAACACATCTTCGAGAGTACCAGCGGGTAGCTTACTTTTTTTAGGTTTCAGGGTACGGGTATCCACTCTCAGAAACTTGTTACTGTCCAGTGAGACACCCAAATTCTTGGTGAAAACTGGATCATAGGTTGACTCAGAGTCCACATAGATACCCAGGCCCCCCCTTTTCTGTGCCTCCCTAATGGCATGGAGAGCCAGGGCACTCTTACCTTCCTGGTCTTCGGCAAATATCTCTATCAATCTGCCTCCAGGATAGCCCCGGCCCCCCGAAATGGCTAAATCCAAGACATAGGATCCTGAGGACAGCCAGTAATTTACACTGCTGTCCTCAAAATCCTCTAAGTTAAAGCCCGTACTCTCTGAGATGGCACTCAGTATAGAACTGGGACTCCCTGTTCGTTTTTGACCCATGTCAGCCTCTCCTTGCCCTATTTAAAGACCTATTCAAATTCGATGAATTTGTCAATACCGGAGATGGTGGTGATGAGTTCTTCCAGTTCGGAAGTTTCCACCTCTTTACGCTTCATCATAGCGATGAGATTAGCCTGACTATCTATCCACTGTTGGGCGAGAGCGGGAGACCGGGCCAGGGGGCATTTGTCGCTGGAATCATAGCTGTCATACTTCTTACCCGTGAAGTTGAAACTGAAGTCCCTTCCCTCGTTGATGTCCGTATACTGGGGATCGAGTTTGAACATGCTTAGAAGTGCATCCCGCAATGAGTAAGCAGTGATTTCCCATACCTGAGGCCCCAGGGCTTCATTTTTTCTGTCAATGACGTTGAATACCCAACGATTGACGGGTCGAATACTCTTGGAAATTTTAGCAGCAAGTTCCGCTAAAAGGGGGTCAGTATTTGCTCGTACTGCCTCAAAGACTTCATGGATACAGCAATTTGCTTTTCCTCGGCTGAGTTCACACATCACGGGGTAATCCCCTACCCCCCAGTGAATGGTGTAGTTGGTGAAACCGTCGGGATTTTTCACAGGATGTTCTGGGAGAATACGGAGAGTATTCGTCCCTCCCTTGGGTTTGAAAAAGAGTGCCTTTGGATACTCCCCCGTGTTGAGAGTTTCGGCCTTACTGGCCTGAATTGCTGTGTTAATCTTGTTGAAATTCATTTGACTTTTCCTCACTTTCCTAGCTTAAACTTTGTTCCTTTTGCTCCCCACGAAGCAGGACTTCAATCATCCTCGCCTTGATTTCCAGAGCCTTGAGAAGTCGTTCCAGGATTTCTACTTCCTGAACTGCCATCTGAACTGCTGGAACAGAGTTCATTTTAGATTCAGCAGTTTCATCAGTTACCCGTTTCCCATCCTCTTCAGGAGTCTTATAAAACAAGAACCTTTCAGCCTGAAGTGCCTTTTTGGCTGCATACTTCTGGGCAAATTGATTGCCCAGGTAGGCGTAGATACCTGAGATTTCCTTGGCCTCCTTGATAGGGTCAGTCACCTTGAACTCCTGGTAAAGTGGACTATTCTCTCCCATCATTTCAAACTCCTCCTTCTCATCCAAACTTTTTGGTTCTATTCTCAGTATACCATATTTCTGTCAAGTGCGTGGTCATCCCTCCTCTCTTACTCGGAAGACGCCGGGACTAAAGGAGGCGTCGTCTTCACCCCAGGTTCCCTTTATATATCTGTTTATTTATTTTTATCTTTTCCCCAGGAGAGAGCCTACGCTTAAGGCTCCGGCTCTCCGTGGGATACCTAGGGTTCCTAGGGTATTAAAACTTTGTTTTATAATATAACTATTGTTCCCAAGAGTACCAGTTTCTTAGATCCTAGGGTGTGGAAACTTGAAATTGTGAAAAGTTTTGTATACAAATTTGTTGCAAATTCCTTTCCACCTACTATATGTAGTAGGCGTTGTATACAAAAATGGTCTCTTATAAAGTACCTCCAAGTTCCTTACGCCAAACTTCGAGTATACTTATCAATTTTTCCAGAGTCTCCATGTGCCCTATAAATTCAGTTTTACAGAGATTTAGTTTTAAACAGTGCTTAGTGTCTGGGTCAACTGAACGAACATCCAGAATTCCACAGATGGGGTAAAAATAGAGCAGAAACTTGCTTGCTCTGAAAATTCTTGGTGTTTCCAGTTTTCTGTAGTCTCGCATATTTCAGCTCTCAATCAGCCTTCTGTCAGCCTTCAGGCATTCTTCTCTCCACCCCTTAGGATCAGATGATCCAAACTTACCCAGGAACACCACTGCACGTTTACCCTGAACAGTAGTACCAAACATTGCTGTAAAGGGTATCAGCACAAGGTTATCCAGGGTATCCAGAATCATTTTTATGTAGCAGTCTGAAACTTCATGGGGCTTCATTTCTACTTCAAATGGTTCCTTCATTTTCAACCTTCTTTCTTTTCCTACATCCTGAACATATACCCCCTGCCTGGAGAGTGATTTCTCCCCTCGTGTATGACCACTACACCATACTTTGGCCCGACACCTGTATTCTACAGTAGTCAAGATAACTTGCTTTCCAGTATGTTTACAGCAGTAGTCTGACTTATTTATGATGTATCTCTTCATCTGCTTCCCCCAGTTTTTTCATCTCACTCCATCGTTTACCTGTTTTAATCTCCACTTTCAGGGGTACATCAAAATGGAAGGGAAAGTTCACGTTCTCCATAATCTCAGCAATCTCTTGCCCCACTCTTTCTATCTCGCTGTCAGGGGCTTCATATAATAGGGAATCATGTACGATGTCTACAAAAACGTCATAACCTAAGAGCCAGCATAGTGTACCCCCTCTTAATGTGATGTCACTGGCCATGTTCTGAATTCTGAAGTTCATGGTCTGGTTTTCAGCATGAAAGCGTTCAAGACTATCTTGGCTCCATATTTTAGGTATTCTACGAACTCTCCCAAAGCCTGAGATGATGTAACCATACTTACGCATCAAGTCAATCTCTTTTTTACGGTGTTCTGCTATCCCAGGGTACACTTTGGCATATCTTTTTATGAATTGTTCAGCCTTCTCTCTTGAGATATTTAAGTCACTTGCCAACCCATTGGCTGTCAACCCAAATATTACTCCAAAGTTCACAGCTTTTGCAATTCGACGCTCACTTATCTTCATCTGTTCCATCGTGGCCTTATGAATGTCCTTCCCCTCCATAAAAGCCTGCCTCATAGCTGTATCCCTTGACTCATTAGCAAGTACACGTAGTTCAATCTGTGAGTGGTCATTCTCCCCCAGGGAACATCCTTCTTCAGCTATGAATAGCCCCTTGATCCTGGGATCTCCTGAGATGTTCTGGAGGTTGGGATTCGTGCATGACAGCCTACCAGTTACAGCAACGTGCATCATAAAGGAAGGATGGATCCGACCATCTACGGTATGAAATTTCAGGGGTACTAAGAACTTGGAAACGGTGCCCAGGGATTGCCGTGTCTGGTAAATTGCTTCCAGCAGTGGTACACCCTCTTTGCAATGAGTCAGCATATCTATATCTGCAGAGGTTTTTTGTGTTTTGTCCGTGTATCTTAGTGGCTCAAGACCCAAGACTTCAAATAGCAAACGGCCTAGGTGATGAGGGGATTTAGGGTTGAAGGGTATTATGTCAGCCTTTTTTCTTTTTCGTGTAATCTTTCCCGGAATGAGCTGTGGTTCAAGTTCAGGTTCATTCCACTTCTTCATTGTTTCTTTTATCAATGGGTGGTTCTGAAGAAGTGCTATCATTTTGAATGAGAAATTCTTCTCCTCCTTGATGAGTTTGTCAATCATTCGAGTGTCTACTTTGACACCCTTAATCTCTACGCTTGCCAGGAATCTTATGGCATCTCTCAGTAAGGTATCCCACAGTTTTTTAAAGCCCCCATTTCTCTCCAGCATTATCCTTTGAAGTTTAAGGTGAGCACAGGCATCCATACAGTTGTAGGGCATCAAAATATCCAGAGGTATCTGATACCAGTCATCATACTTATCTACCTCATCCCAGTACCCTGCAATCTCCGGCAGATGGATTTCGCAGAGGGCATCCAGGCCATGCTTGGGTCTATTTTCGTTCTCATAGTGAGAGAGTAACATGGTGTCATACTCTATTTCCATCTCGTTTCTGATGTCAATTCCGTGGTAGAGGGCTCGAACTATGATCTCAAATTTTACATTATGGGAAGAGAAAGAACGGTTCCTCAGAACTTGATTCAGGAACTTCATGGGTAGGTCAGAACCCTTGAAAGGAGATTCCTTATGGTCAAAGCATAGGAAGATAGCTTCAGTTTCTTTGTAGGCCAGGGAACAGCTTAACAGGGGTGGTTTTTTCCATACTGAGTCCCTTTCAGGGTGTTCACCTGATTTGTCCACCCCAACCTCAAAATCAATACTTAGGTTTTCAGGGTTATCAAGTTCAATCTTATGTAGAAGGCTCTGAAGGTCAGCCTCAGTTTTCGGAAATATGATTATGGGTTCAGGTTTGTAGTTCCCAGTAACAATCTCTTCAGCTTGTCTTAACGCGGCAAGAAAGGTATCCATTGTATGAGTTGAAGGCAGGGGTGCCCTAATACACACGCTGTTTTTAAAGGGGGAGGGTTTAGCCAAGGGGATTTCTGAAATAAAGTAATGCGAAATAGGGCCAATCGCTAAAATGCAGTCGTTTTTCTCAAAAACACTATCCTCTATTTCTCCATCTAAGAATGAATAGGGTATTTCCAGTGCTTCTAAGAACTGGTATATTCTGCTCCTATCCTCCAAAACTATTCTAAGCATTTAAGCCCTCCAAACTTTCCAGGGGAGGGGGCATTTGCCCCCTCCCTTCTTTTGATTTACAACAGCGCCAGAACGTCGTCCACTTCACAGGTGAAGTTTTTGGTTGCAATGATGTTTTTGATGTAGTTTCCCACCAGTCCCTTGTTGCTGTGGTCAAGAGGAGTTCCCCGCGCTGACAATGCCTGTCCTACCTGGGACAAAATCAGTAGCGCCGCCTTGGCATCATCATCTTTCTTGGTGATAACCTCCCCCACCTTGGCAGGTTCCTGTATCTCTTCTTTGGCAGCCTTTTTGACAGTTGTAGTCCTGGGTGGTTCCATGCGTTCCAGGATCTTTTCTATAACCTTTCCCTGAATCTCGATTTTCTTGCTGATTTCATCCACGCTGGCCAGGATGTATTTGAGGTTGTCCATGAGTGCATTGAAACCATCCTGCAATCCGCCCTTCATTCCGTTGATGGAGTCATGGATCTTCTGCACTACCAGAACCTGGGGCTCGAACATGGGATTGCTCCTTCCCGCTTCTTCATCCGTGGGGAAAGGCTCCCCTGCAAGGTCTTTTGGGAGATCCAGTAGGCCCTGCAGGTCAGCGTCCGTGGTTTCCTTACCGATAAGGGCATTGATGTCCAGGGTTGGTTCAACTATACCGGGTTCCTGGGGTTCTACTTTTTTTATTTTTGCTCTCATTTCTTCTTTTCCCCTTTCAAAATTGATTTAGAATACCTCTTTACCTTACAATCCCCCTTTCTCTAAGTAATCCTTCAGGATCTTGGCCGATAGCTGGGACTTCTCATTCAGCACGTCAAGGATGTAATCGTCCAGGGTACCTTCACACACCAAATTGACAATCTGACAGTTGTGTTTTTGGCCTATCCTCTGAATTCGGTGTTCAGTTTGCACATTCTGAACAAAGTGAAAGTCACGGTCGAAGAACACAATCTTAGACCCAGCTTGAAGATTGAGCCCCAGGCCCCCTGACCTGGGATGAATCACCAGAATACGGCTTTCTCCACTATTGTAGGAGTTCACAGCCAGGGTTCTTTTTGCATCACTCACTTTTCCCCTGATAGATACGGGTTTCAGATTAGCATACCTGTTCAATATTACGTCGTGTACGTGGTTGAAACAGGTTGCGATTATCAGCCGTTCATCCCTCCTGAGTAAGTTTATTATCTTATCCAACAGGGCATATTTAGGGGGTATCCCCATGTTCATTCTTTCCGTTATCATAGTGTAGTCAGAAGATAGCTGTCTAAGGGCAGTCATTTGAGCGAGAACACAGGGCATACTATCTGTATTCTTCACTGATTTGAGAATATCCTCCTTGTACCCTTGATAAAGTTCTTTCTGTGGTTGAGTGAATTTACATACCAGGGTTGTGACATGAACCTCTGGTATGGTAGCTACTTCCCCTAACTGGTGACGAATTGACACGAGTTTCATCTTATCAGCCAGTACCGATAAGTTCTTGTAACTTATCACAGAACCAAACACGTCCCTGTTGGCATAAGTAGAGATGAATGTCTCATAGTCTTCAAATAGTGTGGGATCAAGGAACTTCAGCAGAGTGTAGATGGATTCAGGTTTATTGGCGGCAGGGGTTCCTGAAGCTAACCATACGGTATGAGCCTTCTTTGCCAGCTTGAAGAATATCTTGGTTCTCATAGCCTTATGATTCTTGATCTCTGTAGCCTCATCAGCCACCAAAACGGTGTCAAAGTTCTCACATATTCGTTCCAGCAGTGGGGTATATTTACCCACATTTTCATAGTGTACGATGAAAATGTCAGCCCGCGTATTTAGAGTTTTGTCAGATACAACCTCCACACTGAAGGTTGTGTGATCCTTTACCTGTTGCTCCCAGTTGACCCTTTTGATGGTTTTGGGGCATACTATGATGAGTTTTTCTGCCCCTGCTTTATGAGCAAAGGCGGCCAGTATAGTCAGGGTTTTACCTGTACCCATATCATCGAATAGCCCAAACCTTTTAAACCCTGTCATAACCTTAATGTCTTCTTCCTGGTGGGGTGCAAGGTCAGTTTTCAAGGTACTTGTAGAGGGTAGAGGGAGGCTTTTCAGCCACTCTATACCTTCTGCCCTTGCCTTCTCATCCAGTGCCAGAACAAGGCTAGTGGGGAAAATATGGTGGTAGTCGGGCATCACGTTCCATAAAGCTCTAGCGGCAGTCAGGGGGAACCCCCAGGCTCCATCAGAATACCTCCAGGCGTTTCCATAAACACACACCAAGGAGGGGAACATGTGTTTCAGGTTCTCTTTTCCCACTGGTATAAGGAGGATCCTTTCTGCGGCTACCTTAATTATCATTTTAGACCTCCCGAAGAATACTGATAAGAAATAGTATAAGGTACACTGCTACTCCCCCAAGCATCCACAGAAAGTCATCTATATTCCCTGCAGGTAGCACAGGGCCATCTGCTTCTTCTTGGCGATAGTACCTTCCAGGATTGACATGGCGTGGTTGTCAGAATCATTCCTGGTGGGCAGGTAATGATCCAGGTACTCACCTACAGCCATGAGCCCACCCCACTGTGTACCCCTGCAGTTTTCAATGTTTTCAGATTCTCGATATACCTTGAGTAGTCCTTCAACCTGATTCATGGCCTTGGTGGAGGGTTTCTCCACATTAGGTATCATCAGAGAGTGTGTCAGTCTTATCATCTCTGCTTCGGTGAACGCTTTTGATAGGAGATCCTGGGCAGTCAGTTTGAACATTTTGAGGTACATGGTATGGATTCCAAGGGCTTGCTGGGCAAATTTCAACCTATCATCCGCATTAAGGGTATGCCGGACGCTGAATTTCTGGATAGCCCCCTTCATTGCTACGTTGAAAGTATTGTGGCAAACCACTCGTTCAGTCACGGTTGCACATTGCGTAGGGTGAAAACCGTCATGCCCAGTACTCAGCAAAAGATACGGTCGGATCTTTTCATCCCTGGTACCATCAATGGTGACATCTTCTCCTATCTTCGCTAAAAGCCACACTACTTTACCTCCGCACAGTGAACCCGCCGTTTCATACTTGGCATCTCCAGTTTGAAGTATAGCGTCACCCAGCAATGCCAGTTTCTCATTATGGAATATTTGGTAGCCGTCACCCACCACGCTGATAATCTTCTCATCCTTATGACGTACCAAGGCTCGATGGGTTTCGATAGCCCCAAAGCAGGAGAAGATTGGTTCGAGTTGCAGGTTCCAGTTATCCAGCTTGGCGAGTTCCAGGGTCTCTTGCCCCCTCTGTACCCCTTCTACTGATACTCCTTGCATGTGCCAGGGTGTTCCCCCTTGACGGTTAAAGAACATGGATTCTACGTTAGCGGGCATAAGTTTATCTCCCCCTTTAACTATTTCTTACTACTTTAATTATAGCATGAATCTGTCAAGTTCGTGGTTGTTCCAGGGATGTTAAGGTGCCCCGTGTTAGGAATTTATCTGATGTAATACTTCCTGAAACCACGATACTAGGGTTTATACCCTTTGAGGGTAGAGCAAAAATCTGACCCTCACAGTCAAGAACCTGGGGTTTAACTCCTGCTTTCAGCATGGTTTCATCTAACGTACTGTAGAATTGATCAAGTTTCCAATCACCTACGATTTCATCAATCTCATAAAGAGTATGGTCAATACCGTTTAACAGGGTTTCAAGGGAGTCAGCATCTACAAAACATTCAAGAAGAATACCCTTAACCCTATCATATTCTGTAGTACCCTCAAAATCATCATAGCTGGTACTGGTATTTTCTGAGGCTGTAATCAGAATACTTCCCCATTGCTCATGGGTAAGTAGGTGAACGGAATCAAGGGTCAGTTTCTTATTACTTAATCTTTGAATCTCCTCTTCCGGGTTAATGACCAAGCAATCGTCATTCCCAAAGCGCCAGCGGTTGTTATCCCCGGAGATTTCATAGACACCGTTTTTGTGCTCTTGTATAGCTATAATGGCCAGCTCTTTTATTTCATCAAAGGGAATTTCAGCTTTATTGAAGTCGTCTATAAACTGTTGTTTTATGGCGGAGGTGGCCATTCGCACCAGGAACCCTGCCATGCTGGTTTCGTCCCCACTCCATCGCCACCCCGCGTCAGTCCAGTTTCCCAGCCCTAAGTACCATCCCTTTTTAATGTCACCGTTCAGTGCGAAGTCATAATATTTACCACCAAGCTCAAAATCCTTCATTCCAACCTCATCCTCTCTTGATTTATTCGATTTCAGGGGGCATATTTGCCTTTTCTATCCTGAATTTCTCTTTATATTACTATTATAACACATTTTTGTCAAATCCGTGGTCGTTTTTCATATTATTTTTGGTAGCAAATTTGTATACAAAAAACCCACCTAAATTACAAAAATCACCTCATAGATGGTTGAGAGCTGGTTAATTAAATTGGGTATACTATATGTAGTGGGTACTTCATAACGAATTTGTTTTTCCCCGTCATCAAGAACCAGGGTTCTCTCAAGGTTTTTCTGGCGTTGTCGCCACTCTAACCTTATCCAAATTTCCTTTTTCATAAGTTCTATTGTACATTAAAACTTTTCAGCGGTCAAGTAGCACTCTAACCTTACGTTTTTGGGGTGTTTTATGGTGGATTTTACAGGTTTGGGAAAGAAAAACCCCAGATCGTTTTTGTTTTGATCCGGGGTTTTGTGTTGTTTTATTCTAGTAACCACCATATAAATATAATAGTTGAAAGGAAGAATATTTCAGATATTATTGATAGTTCGTTCTTAAAGTAACTCCTTAAGTATTTTGAGTGCTTGTTTTTTTATGTCAGCTCTCAGTTTTTTGGTTTGGAATCTTCTGGGGGTTGATACATCGGATCTTGATAGGAATGATTCAACTTTTTTTCTGTTGAGGTGTTCTTCCAGTGATGTTGGATCAGGGATGATATCCATGAGTTTATACATTCTGAGTTCTTTTGGCATTTTACAGCCCCTTCTATTTTTTTATTTCATCCAGGTTTATCGTGTTTTTTGTTTCAAATATTGATGGCACTCTGTTTGTGAGTTTCCAGTCTTCATTGGGTATAGTTGTCGGTAAGTGGTAGTTTTTCCAGTTTGGTGTGTCATCTATTGAATTTGTTGGTCTGGTGTAGTTTTTATATTTTTTGTCCCAGTTTTTGTAGGTTTCAGTGTAGTCATATTTGAAGTATGTATTGGAGAATAGACCTTCTTCGTATGTTTCAAAGTCTCCTATGAGTTTTACTTCTCCGTCAGGTAGGCATATTGCGAATCTGTTTTCACTTGGTAGGAGGTACAAGAATTGGTGCCCTATTTTCTTGGCTATGAAAGCCAAGACTTGGGAATCTGAAAATGATTGTTCTAAGAAATCCATGCCCTCCAGCGGCCCTTGAGCGATAACCATGTTGGCAAGCATGTTGTTGGCATTACTTACTATTCCATTATGGAACAGCAGTGCGTCTCCAAATGGGAAGGGGTGACAGAGGTTGTTGTTCACGTTTCCGTGGGTTGCAATTCTGAAGTGAAATAGGAATTTTCCTTTTTCTTTGTTGGTTCTAAAGTATGCTTTCATTCTTGCATATACCAGTTTTCCTGAGACGTGTTTACCTTTTCCACTTCTCCACACATTGTTGTCACTGTCCCAGAATGCGTATCCTCCTCCATGTGGGTTAGCTTCTTCACATTCTTGAAGTATTTTTTCACTGCATAGAGATTTGTAGTATCCAATTACACACATATTTCTTTCCTTTCTTCTATTGCTAGAGTTATTGTGTCTTCTTTGATTTCAGGGTTTTCTGAGTTTTCATTAAAGAAGATGTTTCGGTGTTGGGAGTCAGGATTTTTGTGTAGGTGTAGTAGTTCGTTGTTTAGGAATTCATTGCATACTTTTAATATAAACTTTACCCATTCATAGCAGTTGTTTTCTGTCATCATGGGTGCAATTCTGAATTCTATGGTTTTGTGTAGTTCATAGCAGTAATTTATAGCGGTATACCGTTCTCCGCTTTTGAATCTTTCATAGAATTGTGCTAATGGGTTGTATCTTTGTTCACACCATTGAGAGTGGTTGTTAAGTCTGTCTTTGAATGATTCCTTATCATATGAGTGAGTTATGTTATTGTTTATATAGTTTATTGTTTCTTTAAGGAATAAATCAAAGAATTTTTTGGAGCATAGGCATGTATAAGCCCAGTTAGGAAATGACACATGCACGTGGTACCCGCATGATCTGTCATAGCGATTTGGGAAGTTAGCATGTAGCCATTTTTTGAAATAGGATAGGTTGCATAGTGGTTTGGAGGGTATTTCTCCTACATAATTTGCACAGACATAGACGCTTCCATCTGATATTATATTGTTTGGTTTGTTATCCCAACCTCCTTCCAGTTCCACTCCAAATTTGTACCAGTGTCTAGTTATTCGTTGCGACACTTGAGATCACCTCTGCTATTTGTTCTTCTGAATATAATTTGATACTGGCTTTTACGATAGCCAGGTAGTCTTTGAAGATGTGTTTCATTCCTTGGGCCAGTATATCTGGTAGTGTTTTGATAAGGTCGAAGGGAGCTGGTTCATCTGATGTTATTGTGAGTCCTTGTTTACTGAAGATTTCTGTGCTTCTTAGGAATGATAGGTTGAAGCAGGTTGCGTTTAATATGAGGTTTTCACCCCATTTGTCAACGCGATAGTATATTCCATTGAAACAGTACTGCGATGGTATTGTTGCATATTTTACTTTCAATGGGGTTTCTTCGTGCCCCCATTTTTTGGATTCTATGGTGTCTGTTCCTTCTCCACAGCACCACTTATGGAAGCGTTCATCACAGGATATTTTTAATATTAGTCCTTTTTCTGATCGTTCCACGTCACAAGAAAACAGCAGTTTTTTCAGGTTCATTTCTTTTTTGTCCTCCTTGGTTATTATTATGTTATTTAAGCTTGTTTTCAGGTTCCAACCATGTAGATTGAGGTGAAATTCTTCTATTGTTCTATTTATCATCTCCTATCCTTCTGTATTCTTCTGTGCGTTGATTAAGGTAATTTCTCATGTTTTTCAGGCAGTTTTTGTGCCATTCTATACTCATTGTAGAGCTCATCTTACCAAGTTCCTCCTTCATCTTCAAGTAGTTTGTCCAGTAGATTACCCAGGTGTGCTGCTTGGATGTAGTGCTCTGGCATGGTGTAGTTTATTCTTAGGCATTCGAGGGTTTTGGTTATTGCAGTTATGTGAATTATTCTGCAGAGGGAGTTTATACTTATTTTGTTTACTTTCCATTGGTGGTTGTCTCTTATTATTTGAACGTGCATGGTTTCAATAGGTGAGTGTAGTTCTGGGTAGTGGTTTTCTTCTTCTGGTTTCCAGGTTTGAATTTCTATGGGGGAGGATGCGTCGGTAAGGTCTATTTTCCAGGCAATGTGGCCTAATTTAGAGTGGTCGTGTAGACATAAACCTGTGTACTTGTTTAATGGTGTGGTTTTTGGTGTATAGTAGTAATTTTCTTTGCAATCAAATGCTATTACTGGGAATCTGTTCCAGTGAGCACAGTTGTTTCTGTCAGTAGCCATCTTGTTTATTTGGTCTCTTAAAGTTATAAGGTTAATCCCGTTGTCATTTGTGTTTAGTGAGATGAGTTGGTCTAGTTCTGCTTTGGTTATCGTAGTCCACCCACCTAATCTTTGACGCCATTGGTATTCTATGTCCCATGCTGCTAGTATGCGTTGTCTTAGTTCATTATTGTTCATGTTTTATTACTCCTTTTGGCTTCAATTTATTGGGTACCTAGGGATTTGTATACAAATTTGGCTACAAACGCTCTGGGGGTACCTACTATATATAGTGGTTGAACTCAATTTTGTATACAAAATCCCCTCTTTATTTTCTTATTACTTTATTTCAAATTGTAATTTTTTCATAATTTTTTCAGATTTGCCTCTTCTAACCCTAGGGTGGTTGGGGGTTTAAACGGCTTGTTTTTGGGGTGGAAGGGGGAAACCGTCTGTTATCTGTGTTTCCCCCATCCTTTTAGTGAAAAAAACAGAGGAGTAAGTCTTTCGACTCACCCCTCTGTGATTTAACCTAGGTGATCTTGACGAAGGGACTGGGGGCATTGGGTCTCAGGGCATCCCACTCCACCTCAATGTCAGTACCTATCATAGGTGTTTTACTGTCATCAGTGAGGCATTTGAATACCCCACCACTGGTAGCCAGAATCAACACATTGATAGGTTGCCCTTTTTTTGATGTGAATGTGTTTATATCCATGACTTTTCCTTCGGTTTTCATATATATCACCCCCTTTCTGCTCTTCTGGTTTTTTTGAGCCAGATCATCACAACATGCGATTAGGATTGGGGTGGCCTCTGATCCAGGGCTCCTGGACAGTTATGATTTCTAGTTACTCCAGGAGCCCTGGATCAGCTAAGGCCACGCCAACATGCAAGTCTCGCCCAAAGGGCGACCTGCGCCAGCAGGTTGACTTGCATGTGCCGGAGGCATCATCATCGTATGTTATGATGAATCTGGTCGAAAAAACTAGACGAGCAGAAAATGTAGTGATGAAAATTGAAGGATTAGATGCTTGGTGTTTGTATACAAATTGGGTTTCTTATTACTCTTTGTGAGTTTGATGCTCTATGTCAGGTGGGGTATTCAAATGCCCCTGGCATTGCTGTAATATGTGTTTATGAGTATTGAGGTGGAGTGGGATGGTGTATTCCAGGGATAGGATTAAGAGGGGTGAGTCGAAAGACTTACTCACCAGATTTTCACGGTTCTCCCTCGTCCCTGTCTGCCCTGTCCCCTGGGGTTATCAATGGAGCCTGGGTTTACCCAGGCATCCTCAAGGGAGGTTTGGGGGGGCATACAGCGTACTAGCGCGGCCCCCCTTTATCTGGGGGTGCGAGGTACGAGCACCAATCCTTCTTGTACGGGGGTTAGGGGGTGTGGGCACCCCCTTAAGTATAAAGGAAGGAAAAGTTTACTTTTCCATCCATTCCTGAATATAGGGGTAATAGGGAGATTTAACCCCCCTATTACCCACAGAGTCAGAATTTCAATGGGCATCCTATTGGTCTCTTAACTCTGTCAACTCCTTTCTGCCAGTTGAGAGCTTCACATTCCCTTTCCTGGCAGCTGGGAGATAGGTAGTTATAAGTCCACTCACTTGAGTAAGGGCCTCTCATAGGAGCAGACACCGCCCAAGCTCCACAAGGAAGTACTATCTTTTGCACTCCTCTATGATCCTCACTTATATCACGGTTTATGGCGTCTCCTCCTGCTGTCTCCAGTTCTCCCTCGTTTATAGCCCGACGCAGTTTCACTGCTGTCACCTCAATACCCAGCATAATCTCCTGGATCTTACCCAGATCCAATGTGACTTGACCCATCTCCTGGTTCAGCTTCTTTTGCATATCCATAATATGCACCTTCCTTTCTTAGCCGCGTTACTTACACGGCTTTAAGGTTGGAAAGCCACCGCCAGTCAAGGGGCGCTACTGCGGCGAAGCGAACCCCTTGACCAGGTGGTATAATGAGAAGAGCCGTGTAAGTTGTTTGTTATTGAGGGAAGAAGAGCTTAGAAATCCTGGGGAGGGTCTGGGAACTTGTTCCCAGCGGGGGGTGTTAGGGGGGCAGGTGCCCCCCTTTGTTTCAATGGGGCCGACAGGCAATCCATCTGTACCAGCACTGCAGGTGTCGGCCTTGGTGCACCCAGGTGACACTTGGGTACCAGGGGGTCAGGGGGGGCAGAGCCCCCCTTATCTGGAGCGCGAGGTACGAGCGCGATCAGCTATGTGGACTGGGTTGTGGATGTGGCCTGGGGCGCAGGGGCTATGGGGGCGCAGCCCCCGTGCGGGTTACTACCCGCTTATACGAGCCAAGGATGTTTCTCCCCCGGAGTGAACTTCCCTCAATTTGCCAAAGTTTATGGCACTATTTGCCCAACTGTACTCCCTGGGGCGCTAGAACCTTTGGTTATCTGTTTGCAACAAATTTGTATTCAAATATTCTACAAAAATCTCACAATACTCTGTAAGAAAAAAACCAAGGTTCCAACCCAGAAGTTTTCCACAAAACTTGACTTCCCCTGACAATACTGGTATACTAGGGACTATGGAATGCTCAATATGTGGTACTAATCTCCCAGAGGTATGCGAACACTGTCTTAATATTACTGATACCACTGGTGGGTTTGAGGGTAAGAACATCAAGTACTACCAGCAGTTTCTTCTTTCCAGGGAACCCATGAAGCTCGTGGAGGAGTTGGCCCGACTCAGGACTTATATTCTTATGTACCAGGAACAAGTGAACCAGGCATTGAAAATTGCCGAGATAGATGGAAGCCCTAAGCTTATGAACAGTGCATTATGGCGTCTCAGGGAAGTAAGTGAGATGGTGGACATCATCAGTAAAGTGGCAAAACGCTCCAAGGAAATAGAAGAGGGTATTACCGTTAAGGTGGATATAGATGTTCAGGTACTGAGCAGGTTCATATTTGATGTAGTGTTTGCTCATGTGAAAGATGATGAAACTCGAAGGGCTATTATGGAAAGCTCACGTTCTTTCCAGGCATCCCAGGTGAATCAAGTCGGGTTAAATATCCTTAAAGCGGGGATATAGAAAGAGTATGCTGAAATACTTCTACGATGAAGTGTACAAGGCAAACATATACTTCTTTTCTGGAAAAGAAAAAGACTTTAAGGATTGGTTAAAAAAACGATTCAATTATGACTATGAACTCCAATATAGGGAAGGTTTTTTCTTTTCATTATCAAACGCAAATTCAGCAGTATATATTATCTACCTGGCAGATAAAAGAAACATGAATTATCTCAGACATGAAGTTCTTCATCTGGTCTTTAGACTCTTCCACGAAAGGAACATAGAGTGCAATATTCACACCGATGAGGCATTTGCTTACTACACAGATTATGTTATTGAACAGTATCATAAACTGATGCGAATTAAGTATTCCACTATCTAGGCCCCTCTTAGAACAATCTTCCGCTTACCCCTTGACCCAGGCATACTACATATAGTATAATGAGGGACATGAGGGAGCTTACTATTTGTGAGAACTGAAGTCAAGATTAGTAACGGAAGATATCCCGCACCTGAAGACCTTGTGTTCTCCGCTATGGCTGACATCATAGGTAACCAGTTGGCCATGAGCGGAAATAAACGAGACGCCTTTGTACCCCTCCCTAAACAAGCTGAAGTATCAGAAAAGCTGTATACTCCAGTTAAAAACTCTCCCTCTATCGTCTTGTTTCGTGGGGCGTTGGGTACAGGGAAGACTACTTTAGGGGCTAGACTGGCTGCCCAGGCCGTTATGCAGCACCCTGGGATTGCAGGTCTTATGTATAGGGCCACTTACAAAGAATTGGACAGTACCCTTAAAGCGCGGTTCACTGAAATCCTGGACTCCCAGGATATTCCTTACAAAGAAAACAAGAAATTTGACTGGATGAAGTTCCCCAACGGTTCCATGATCTACTTCAGATCATCTGATAATAAAGGAGATCTTGGTTCTCTTGAGTTGTCCTTTGCTATAGGTGATGAAGTCAACGAAATTAAAGAAGACTTCGCTGAGTTGCTGGTAGGTAGACTTGGCAGACAGGGGAAGAAATTCCCCTGGTGGAATCTGTATCTTACCAACCCCCCGAATCGTGGTCACTGGTTGTATGGTAAATTTGAGGGTGTCTCCAATCCTGGATACTCACAAGTAGTATCAACCATAGATGATAACCCCTATACCACTGACGAGTATAAAGCCTTCATTAAAAGTGAGTACGCCAGTATACCTTCACTATATAGAAGATTCGTTCTAGGTGAATGGGGGGCAGACGTGGCCGGGGAACCTGTGTATAAAGGCGTTTTCTCCCGAACAACACATATCAATACTTCTCCTATTGCTGCCAACCCTGCATTGCCTGTCATACGCTCTTGGGACTTTGGATTCCATCGCCCCGCCTGCCTGTTCGCCCAACGACAGAACCCTATGCGCCTGTTCGTGCTCAAAGAGTTCATGCCTGAGAAACTTACAATCGAACAGTTCATTAACGCTGTGGAAGCCAAAAGTGTGGAGTGGTTCCCAGATAATGACTTCGTGGACTGTTGTGACTCCCAGGGATCCCATAAGTCTGACCTGGCTCTAAAAACCAGGGTAGATACCATGAAGGAACACGGTATTCATCCCAAATACCGACGTGCTACCTATGAATATCGTATCAATGTAGTCTCTAAACTGATGTCAACCCTGGTATCAGGGCAGCCCTCCTTTATAGTGTCTCCTGAATGCGAGACTCTGATTGAGGGTTTGGAGACAGGTTATGTGTGGGCTAGAACAGCTAAACATGCCAAGGACACCAAAAAGCCCATAGATGACGGTTACTACGAGCACCTGCAAGATGCCCTACAGTTTCTGGCTATAAATTACCTAGTAGCTCCCATTGCCTTAACTGTGGATAGAGACTTCTCTGACTTGCCTGAAACTTCAGGCCCAACTTATAATTTTGGGGGTAGTCAATAATGGATAAGACACAGTATATTTCTCCTGAACTACTGGCAATGATACAAGGGAAAGGCGGCCTCCCTGGAGTACCTGGTCTTGTGGCGGGGGGACAACCCCAAACTGGTGTTCCCCTGGTAGGCGGGCTACCACCTGGGGCAGCTGGGTTTCCTCCCGAACTCTTAAATGAGGGAAGCACTATTACTCCAGAGATGGGTACACCAGAAGGTTTACCAGGAGGTATGCCCCCAGGTATTCCTCCACAGATAGGGGAGTTCCTTGAAAAGGGGGGCGGTGTTACTTTGGAAGATGCTCTCGCTGGATCTCTTGAATCCCTGAGAGCAGGTGAAGAGGCCAAACCTGAACCCAAAGAAGATGAAATGACCAAGGAAGAATGTGTGGACTTCGTTTGTAAAAGACGTGACTGGGCAGATAGACGTAGGAAACCTCATGAATTAGTGTGGGATAGGAACTGGGACAGATACAATTCCATCTATGACTTTTCAGAGAAAAAGGGTTGGCAGTCTAAAATAGTTCCACCCAGGATATTCTTTATGGTGGAGAAATGTACTGCTGTGTTTACCAAGGGTCTTACGAGAATAAAAGAATGGTTCAGTGTAAAAGTTGCACCATCCAGTCAGTCAATGGCAAATATCATCCGTCGTCACATGAAGTTCTGGCTGGATAAGATTGGATTTGTGGATTTGTTTGGAGATGCTGTCAAATCTGGTTTTCTTAGTCAGATGGTCATAATGAGAATAGGGTGGGATTACCAGAAAGTCAGAAAGGTTCGAAATGGTAGAATTGTTGAGGAAGAGTTCGATGTCCCAGAAGTTGAGGTTGTTAACCCCAGCTACTTCTGGATAGGGAAGGGTTGGGTTATTGAACGTACCAAACATGAGCTGGCTGAGTTCAAGGCTATGGTGAAGGACGGCACCTATGATAAAGTAGACGAGTTAATGGATACCTTCGCCATGTCATATACTGACTCAACTGGGGATTCTAAGGATGCAACCAAGGCGATGGAAACTAACGAGAGTGAACCGGATACCCCAGGTATTGTTCTAGACCACTACTGGGGTGACATCAGTGATAAGATGGGGAATCTCATCTACAAGAACATCTACGTCTGTATTGCCAATGAAACTTATCTCGTCAAAGGTCCTATAGAAAATCCCTTCTTGCATGGTGAGAATCCTTATGTGTACACAGGTGTGGTGAAAGTTCCCTTCAGTACTTACCATAAATCACTGGTAGGTATGGCTATTGGAACAACTGACGCCATGACGGAACTCCTGAACATGATTATTGACGCTTTCACATTAAGTATTCTGCAGGGTTGGGAAATCAATCTCGATCTTCTGTATGACCCTTCTCAGTTAACCACTGGCCTCACTCCTGGAAAACTCTGGAAAAAGAGAGGTGAAGGAAGGCTCTTGGAACAAGCTATGTCTGTGGCTGTACCCCAGCAAGTCTGGACGTTATATCAGGGTCTTGACCGTGAGACTCAGTTCTCTGGTTTGTCTGAAATGATGACAGGTACTCCCAGACTCAGGGGGAGGACTTCTGCCTATGAGTCTATGGTGCGCCAGGGAGAATCAGGTGCCTTGTTTGATTACTTCATTAGTCAACTCGAAGTTTCATTCATGGAGAAGTTCTTACAGAAATATTACCTGACCATTCTCCAGTATCAACGTGATTATCTCAATCCTTTCTTTATAGAAAGTGTACCTGATGCACAGAAACTGGCTTATATGAACCCAATGAAACGGTATGAGTTATTGGGTTCAGATACCAGTTTCTCTGTGAGAAGTCTTTCCAGTATCATTGACAAATCTCAGGATATAGAAAAATTGGGCATGTTCACAAAGATCATAGGGCAAAACCCAGCGTGGTCTTCTCAGTTGAAACCTGAAAAGTTTCTTACAAAGATTATGGAAGCCTTTAATTGGGATGCTGAGGAGCTTTTGTTTATGCCTGGGGAAGTACCCCCTACACCCCCAGGTGCACCAGCACCGGGGGCTCCTCCGTCTCCCGGTGCTCCTGCAACCCCACCCGCTCCCAATGCAGGTTTCAGTGCAACCAGTAGACAGGGTGGAAATCCACCTACTCAGGGTCAACCGCCCCAGGGTCAACCACCCCAGGGCATGGCACAACTTCAAGCAATGCTTCAGCAAATACCAAAATCAGCAGGTTAGCCTACCTGTTGACATTTGAACGGTCATACCGTATAATACTACATATAGTGGTACTACATATAGTAGGGGGTACACAAAATGGGAGATAAGAGAAAATCAGTGAATCCTCTCCAGGAGCATATTGAAGAGTTTTACAATATTGGGAATCCCAAGGAATGTGACACGGCAAATGACCTTCGATTTGATGCAGTACTCCCACCCAAAGAAAAATTTAACATTGAGATAACCCAACTTCCAACTTTGGATAGTTCGGGACTTGCCTCAAGGGATGCAGTGCACCCCTGGAAACCTATTGGGGGAGGAGGTAAATAATCATGGCTGCAAAGAAGAAATCCAGCGGACGGAAACAGAACAACATCATGGCTGTTGCTGGAAAGATGACCAAGGGTAAAGGCTGCTCCAAGAAAGGGTGTAAGTAATGGAGTTTCTTCTGGGAGAGAGGACGGAACAAGCACTTCAATCAGGTCGCTTGGCAGAGAATTTCAAAGAATTTTTTGATACAGTTCTCATGCCCGATGTAGAGGATAGGCTTATCAATAAGCTGAAACATGCGACTTCCCCTCTCTCCCATGAAGAAATGATACTCATCCAGGGGACATTCAAAGCATTAGGAATGCTGGAATCCGGTATCACGGGCATTATTGCCAATAAAATAGAGACTAAGAAGGAGGTACTAAACAATGCCAGAGGATTATAATGGGGGCACTTTCGGAAACGAAACCCCTAATGGGGGAGATCCCGGCAGTGAAGGTGAATGGGGAGGCTATACTTCCAAGGAAGAAATGCTTCGGGCACTCAAGGAAAGTCAAAACAAACTGTCTGAACAGGGTACGGAAATAGGTAATCTGAGGAAACTCAGCCAGTATCAGCAGGAACTTTTGACCAGAATCCCGATTCAACCGCAGCCCCAGCAGCCTTCGTTCCAATCGGTTCCTGATTCAACACCCCAAGAATTCGGTCGTTCAGTAGATCCACTTACTGAACCTGAGAAGTGGAGCCAGAATCTGGAACAGCGCATAACACAGAAAGTTCTGGGCCAGGTACAGGTTGCAAATCAGCAACTGCAGAATAACACGGTTTCTACCGTGAACTTACTGCAGGAGTTTCGTGATAACTTTCCTGATCTCGTACCCTATTCTGACCTTGTGGGTTACATAGGGATGGCTGCGAATATGGAGTCAATGAGAATACAGGGAAGGCCCTTAACTCAGGTTGAGATTATGCAGGCAGGTATTAACGGTACACAGAACTTTTTGACCAAAGCGCGTCAAAGTCAAGGTTCTGGAAAACCTACTCCTACTCCACGAGCCGGATCAGCGGCAGGAAGGGATAATATTCCTGTTTCTGCTGCTGGGCCTGCTTTTCTTGACGAGGGTATGCGGCATGCAGCTCTCAATGACTTTTTGAAAGAAGTGCATGACGACCGACCGAGGGAGTAAGAATAGATTTCAGACCCATTGACATAAACTAACCTAAATTGTAAAAGGAGGACAAGTTTATGGCTCAACAGGTCTGGTATCGTGATATTGACGGTGGCTACTGGGGTAGTCCCAAACTGAGTGCTGATTTAAGGCATCAGGCACAGCCACAGATGAGATTTTTGCAGAAAGGTCTCGTCAGAACAGTAACTGATTTCTCAAAGCATGACAGCGACCAGATTCTTTTCGACAAGATAAGTAACCTGATCTCCGCTGGCCGTGTGATTTCTGAAACGGAAACGGTGCCCATCACCAAGACCAAGACGTACCGCAGTTCTCTGACTGTGTATGAAAGAGGTCTCGCCGTTTCATGGACTGGAAAGCTCGATCTGCTTTCTCAGTTCTCTCCGAATGAGATCGCTACCATTGCACTGAAGAACGACATGGCCAAATGCCGGGATAAAGCTGCAGGTGCCGCTTTCCAGACAACGGACATGATCTACGTTCCTACCGGAACCGTGGGTGCACCCACTTTTGACTTTGCGACTACTGGTACTCCTGGGGCTTCAGCAACCCGCTCTATCACCGCCTATGATGTGAAGGTCATTTCCAGGCTCATGCAGACATACAATATTCCTTTGTGGGATTCAGCCAACTATATCTGCATCAGTTCCATCAATGGTCTTCAGGATTTGGCTGATGATGATTCCTGGGTGGAAGCTGCTCAGTTCGGTGATCCTGCCCGCCTGTTCTCAGGGGAGATTGGCCGTTATTGGGGAGTTAGGTTCCTCACTGAGAACAACGTCCTGAACGGTGCCATTGGTACTGGTGGAGCCTGCGGAGAGATGATATTCATCGGTGCTGACGCTGTAATTCAGGCTGTCGCGGAACCCCCTCATCTTCGCCTTGACATCCCCTCCGACTTCGGTCGTGAGAACAAGATGGCATGGCTCAGTACGGAGGGTTTCTGCTCCACCTGGGATTACTCGACTGAAGGCGAGACCCATATCCTGAGAGTGTTCTCTCTGTAGAACTGGGATCAAAAACAAGGAGGAATAGTCACGATGAGTATAAGTTCAACATTACCCTACACCAGCGATGTATTCAAGACGCTGGTTCCCTTCATTGACCCAGTAGAGCTGGATCTGGCTGGGGCACCTGCTGCAGTCTTGACGTATACTTTTTCGTATGCCATAAATCTGAAGTTTATTGGCATTCGGATTACCACCACGTTCAATTCTACGGGTGACTCGGTTCTCTCAGTGAAGAACAGTTCAGGTACTGAGGTCGCCACTTTCAACATTCCTACCGGATCTGCAGCGGGCACGGTCATTATGTCAGCCACTCCTCTGGATGTGCTGTTTGATGACGGTATTGCAGTTTTGCATCTTAAGACTGCTGCTACGACTGCTGGAAAGGGGCATCCTTTCCTGATACTTACCGAGGGTTACGTTTCCTAAGGGAACTCAAATTTGTGGGGCCGGGAGGTCTTCTCAAAGAAGTTACCCCGGCCCCACAAATAAACATTTTGAACAGGAGGCTATTTATGTTTGACAAGAGAAAACCACATTCTCTCAGGGGTGGAAAGAACATCGGTATAACCATCGAACAGAATGGAAAATACTATGATGGTGGCGGGAATTTCCTGACCGACAAAGCAAGTCTTATTCCAGAGGGGTATGCCAAGTTCGGTACGAAGTCTTCCACGCTTATCGAGAACAACCCCCTGGCCAAGAGGGAAGCAAGTCTGGATGAGATTATCAAAGCAACTGAAAACGTCGAGAAGCAGGCTCCTGCTACGGGGGGCAAGAAAAAGAAGGGATAAAAATTGGTTTTTTCAGAAATTTATTCTGGAATTTGCGACGTAGCTCAGAGACCAGGGGATGCTATTTTAGCCAGTTCTACAAAAATACTGGCTATGGTAAATAAAAGAATTTCTGACCTGTGTAAGACGTATCCTTATTGGTTTCTCCGCGTTGATCCTACTACATTGTGTGCACCCTCGGTCGTGGGAGCACCTGTGATTAGATCATCTACTCACAGGGTAGGTTCCGCTGGAGATGTAGTTACTCTAAATTGCCAGTATCTAAATCCAGTTCTTCTTTCCAATACATTGCGTATAGGCTACACTGCTGTACCTATTGCGTCTATGACCTATGTGGCTGGGGGTGACTGGATACTGACGTTTGTTGTCCCTGTCGCTGAACCATATGGCCCTATCACTATAACCACGGCTATTGGTGTCAGTAATAAAAATTTCATGTTTTCTCCCCTTAGTACAATAGGGGAAGATCCTCGTGTGGGGTATTACCCCACAAACAAAGGCTGGATAGACAGGGGGTGGTTTCAACTCAACGGATACTACCCGGAAATTCCTATCCTGGTAAACGATATAGATTACGCTGCTGCTGCACCTGTATTTAGTGGATGGCCTGTTCAGAAAATAAACTGGATAAAGAGGTTTGATGAACAAGGAGGTTATATCAGCGACCTGAGAATTGTCACAGCAGGAGAATTCTTTGAGTGCTTGAACCTTTCTCAGGATTCTTTTGAGGAACCTCAAATGGCAGCTTTCGTTGAGAGGGATACAGGATGCTTCCTTAGATTTCACCCAGTTCCTAACATCAACTATAACTTTTACGCTGTAAGTCTGTTTAAGCGTAATGTGAACGTGTTAACTGCAACCTCCCCAGGAGACTCCAACTTTGTCACAGAGAATTTCCCTACTCTTGTTATCAATGGTGGACTAGCAGAGTTCTTCGCAACACTTGGAGAGGAGAGTTCTCAGAAAAAGTATGAGGACTTATGGGAAAAAGGGATTGCTCGAATAAGGAGGGACATATTCGACCAGGAGACACACGACAGCACGGATGCTTTATTTGTAGGGAGTAAATAAATGGATGCCACTGGAAAAAAGAGTTCTATTCTTACCCCTATAATTATTGAGTCTCCTGGTGGCGGACTTGATACGCGCTGTGCCATAACCAGACGAGGTGCTAATGATATTGTAGTTCGTTCTGGTTCCCCTTTAAGTATAGACATATCTAAGTCCCCTGATTCCCAGAATGTTATTTTTCAGGGTGGTCTCATACGGGTCAGGCCGTGTATCTGGGATAAGGGTGTTACCTTCATGACCACACTCCCAAGTGGTGTCCAAAAAATCGAGCGCATTACTGTAAATGGGACAACGCCGTTTAATGGTTATATTGCGGCTACAAAAACCAATCTATATTGCAAACCCCTAACCAGTGCCACGTGGACAAGTTTGGGGGCACTAACCAATTACACAAGTTTTGTGCAGCCTTTCCCCCAGCAGTTCAAAATTTTTCTGCAAAAAGTATTCTACTGTGAATGTGTCAATGCAGTAAAGTATTGGGATGGCAATATTGCAGGTTCTTTTGCTAATTTAGCCACTGCAGGGGCACCTCAAGCGGCTAATTTTATGGAAGTTTTCGCAAACAGGCTCTTCTTTGCTGGTATAAAGACTGGAGGAGTGGCTTATCCTAATTCCTACTGCTGGACAGACTACTTAACCTATAACAATTTCACTACAGGTAGCTCCGGTTATGATACGATTGCCGAGGACGAGGATGCTTTTATAACAGGTCTTCGCATGATGGATGATAAACTATACTTGTTCACCATGAATAAGATATGGGTCATCTCTGAAGTAGGCTACCCATACTACTTTACACGGAAAGTATTCTCTGAAATGGTAGGGTGTATAGCACCTGGTTCCATCCAGAAGACTCAGGCAGGTTTGGTATTCCTGGGATCGGATAGAAACGTGTGGTGTATACCCAGGGGTGGTGGTCTCCCTGTCATTATCAGTAAAGAGATATTCCCATTACTGACTAAGTATTTTGACCTTAATCTCAATACTGTGTCAAATATATGGAATGCCTTCGTTCCCATCAGATGGGCTACAGCTTATGTAGCTCCCCAGGATGGTCTGTACTATTTACTTGCACCTCAAGAATATTCTTCTGGTGTTTGGGGATATAATTCAGGTGTGGTATGGAATTACGAGGAAAATAATTGGTCTTCTATTGCTTATACTGTGCCCTTTGGGGCATTAACAGCTATATCATCGTTTTCATTCCCTGTTATGAATTCTGAGGGGTGGGAATCTGCCTTAGGTGGATTCGGTAATGGCAGGACGTGTATTTTTGGTACATTACGCGCCCACAGTGATAGTATTTCCTTACGAGCGGATAATTATTACGATATTACCCCTCCTGCAAAGTTTGTGGGTGCAAACATTGACTGGTACTACACCACTAAACCCTTCTTTTTTGGGGGGGACACATTTAAGATTGAGTCAGTGGAAATAAATAGTGGCTGTTTGGATAGGGCTACAGGGTACAGTCTGTATGCAGACGTACTGGTTTATAACGATGAGATGGATGTAGAGGCAGAAGGGGCCTCATCCAGCTCTCCCAACTATAGCTACCCTAATGTGGAAACAATTCCTATTAGTTTTAATGAGCCAAAGGCATGTTTCAGATCCACAGGGCGCATATTTCAGATAAAACTGCGTCCATATAGGCCGGGCACCACTATACTGGATACACGTTACTCCGATATTTCCAGAATCCTTGTAAAAGTGCTGCCAAGAGGTGAAAGATGGGCCAGATAAACTTTTCTTTTGCCCCTACAGCACCTATTTTACCTGAAGATCCCAAACAGTGGAATCCTTCTCTGCAACAGTGGATCAGTGGGATAACATCCGTTCTCCAAGAACTCCTCAATGGAGTGGGTAATCCAGCAGCAGTCATACTTTCTGTAGAGTCTAGTGTGTCTGGGTCTCCCCTTCGTTTGACAATACCCCTTAATGCTGCCAAGGATAAAAAGAATGCTTGGTATCAGGTAGATTTTTCCAAGCCATCCTGGCTTTTGACTCTTGACGTTTCAGGAAACTTTGTAAAACTTGAGCACTCTGTCTTAGGGGCTACTTATCCGATTACCTGGGTTACACTAGTAGCAGTAACACCTACTTCTTTGACTTTGTTTGGTCTTAAATACCCAGTAGTAGATGGCACACCCGGACAAAAACTCACTACTGATGGTGCAGGTAATCTTTCATGGACGTAAGGAGGGTGTAGGAATGCCAATGCCAACAGAGAGACAGCTTACTCAAAATATGCTCTATCATAGGATAAACTCAGATGCACAGAATGCAAATACAGCAGTTGTCCCAAAGGTTAATTTTGAGCCTTTGCACTCGTATTTAGAGATGGAGTTTGGCCCTGAGAATTATCAGTACTCCATTTTTCCCAGCGGTGATATAAGCGTGATATTGCCAAACGGAGAGAGGTTTAACACTATTACAAATGGGGATAACGTAACCATCTATTCTTCTGGTTCCCCTAATTCAGGGACAACGAGTTGGCTTCCTAAAATAGAACGACAGCTTGACTTATTCATACCTCATGTAAATAGAGTACATCAGGATACTTCTGAATCCCAAAACCAAGGTTTGCAGCGGAATGAGGGTATTGAAACGCACCAAGGGCCTGGTGGTTCTCAGGTAATTACCGGATGGGGGAGTAACCCCTTTCAGTATGCACCTTGGGCTCAGGGTCTTCTAAATCAACTTTTCGGTAGTACACAGCAGACTGATGCTTCTGGTAATATTTCAACCTCAGGTGGTATACTGAATAATGCTCTTCAGAATGTAGGACAGTTTGCTGCCCCTAATCAACCTTGGACTATGTTCAATCCTAATACTATGGCTCCCAATACTCGCAATCAGATTTATGGAAATACAAAGGGACAGGGGGCTGAGGAAAGTATCAATCCTATGGATCCTCGTTTTAGATACAGGGGGAATCCTTTTATGAATTCTCTCATCTTTGGAAGGTAGGTGTAGAACTTGTTTGGATATAATTCTACAAATCCATTCGGTGCAGGGGCTGCCAATGATATAAATGCACTAAATGCTGGGTTACTCCCTGCAACTACCCCTACTCTTGGAACTGCTCTTACAGGAATGGGTACCACAGCGTCTACTGCTCCTAAAAGTCAGGGTATAGGTGCTACA